GCGCGCTCCGCGTCGTGTAGCGCGCTCGCGATCGTGCTCCGCTGCGCCCGTGTGAGTTTCGCCATTGTATGAATCCTCCATTTTTTGCCGCGCCCAGATACCCAATCTAGGTACCGCGCTGTATGCGCCCGGTCTCAATCGCTGAGATCAGACGCAATCAGCGAGGAGCCTAGCGTGCAACTGGCAGAGATTCGCGCGGCGTGAACGTGGTGCCATCCGTGGTCAGTTGCCAGCCGTGCGATCCATCGGCGTGCCAGACGTAGGCGGCCCACCATTCAACACCGTTTGTCGTGTCGTGTTCGATCCGCGAGACGTTGACCGCGCGCAGATCGTCCGGCAGCGAGTAGTGAGCGCATGTCAGGCATCCGCTCGTGATATCGCCCGCGTGGATCGTGGTCATGATGGTGACTCTCTCTCTGTGCTGGCCTGGTGGCCTCTGCGTTTCTCTCGACACAGGCATCATCTGGCATGCGCATGAGTATGTCTATAGAACAGGTGTTCGATCTCGAAACATCTTTCGCACAACCGTGCGACACTCCGAGTCCGCAAGGTTGAGGGTAGGGATTCTGAGGAGCGGCGGCCAGGAACCAGTCTAAGGAACGCTGAGAGAGTGTAGGGAGTGACAGTGATGCCGTGCCGTTGTCCGGTGCCTGGCCGTGCCGTTGCCCTCAGTTGTCCGCCGTTGTCCCGTCTGTGCTCCAGCCCCAACACCCACCATTCTCCCCGCGAGCCTTGCTCCGCAGATCACCACGGCATGCCTGTTCAGATTCGCAAGGCGCCCATCTCTCTATTTCCGCGCGCATACGCGAGCGCGCGCGAGCACGCGAACGCGCACGCGCGCGCTCAGGCGCGCCTACGGGCGTACGCGGGGGTGTGGGTAGCGAGGGCGCGCGCCATCAGAGGTGTGTGGGAGTCCACCAGCCATAATGCTTGTATGAGCCCCCTTGCAACGCACTGTGAAAAGGCGTATACTGGCTTTGGGAAGCAACGACGAACCTCGGCCTGGTAGGGTTCCATCGGTACTGTGGGCACGTTCCACTACTATGAGTTCCATACCGAGGCATAGAGCGAGGGTCTGCGGGGCTTCAAGGAGACTCAGTTAGAGGTTGAGCCGGGCTAACCGGCTATTTGTGTTTCTGGTGTTTGACTCGGCGCGTTCAAGTGTGGTAAGATGCTCACGGAAGGTAAGTGTGCATGTCCGACCTGACCGCCACCCCGCCCTCAATGGAAACGCTGATCTCTCAACTCTCTGAGGACAGAGACTATGGGGAGCGTACCTACGAGCAAGTTGTGAATGATGTCCGCGAGGGCAGACTGATCATCTCGGTCGGGCAGAACCTACCCCAACTGGTCGATGCGAAGAGCCGCAAGGCAGTCAAAGGTACGGGGAAGCCTGTTGGGGCTGGGACGGGGCCGCAGCACCGGGCGTTGTGGGAGTTCAGAGCGAGAGCACTAGATGACTTCGACGCAGCTTACGAGGAACTGCGAAAGGGTATGCAGTCCGGTGACCCCCGGATGCACAAGATTTTCTGGGAGAACCTGCTTGGGCGGATGGACGTAGCACGAGACTCGGGGATGAGCGACGTGGTGAAACTCCTCTTGGAGCAACTACAGACCAGTCAGACCACCTCCTACCGCAAGGTCGATATCGACGTTGGCTAGTGTCGAGTACGTTTACAATCCAATTTGGAGCGTGCTCAATAAGGGGCAGGAATACACGCCCTTTGCGTGGCAGGCCCAGCACATCCATCGACCTATCGACCTCGGCTTCAAGCGAATCATCTGTGCCTCTGGTCGTCGGTCGGGGAAGTCCACCGCTGTCGTAGCGGAGGTAGCCCGAGCAGCCCTGGCCCCTCCTGTCACAGTCGAGGGGATGACCCACCATCCAGTCATCTACATCGTTGGCCCCACCTCAGAGACGGCTATGAGGGTGTGGGAGCCGATCTGGGCTGCCTTTGTGCCCCCGGAAGATGGCTCCTACGAACCTCCATTGGGCTTCCTCCACGCCTGGCACGACAAGTCCCGTGGTGTGATTGGGTTGAAGAACGGGGCGCGAATCTACCGCAAGACGGCAGACGACCCACGCTCACTACAGGGCGAACGAGTCACTCTGATCATCGTAGACGAGGCGCAGGAGGTCACTGACGAAGCCTTCGCGGTGATGATGCCCGGTCTAGCAGACTCCGATGGGGTTCTCATCGCTATCGGGATTACGAAGGGTCGGGGGCGGTTCCGTTCCTACTGGGCTAGAGGCCAGTCCCGAGACGAAGTGCAGGACGAAGGGGAGTCCAGACCCTCTAGGTTCTACTCATCCTCAGTTCCCACCACCGCCAACCCCATCTTCAAGGCCAAAGCACGCGAAGAAGGCAAGACTCCCGAGGATTATGTACGCGAAATGTTCGCGGAAGACCTCACCGAGCAGGAGTTCAACCAGCAATACCTGGCAAAATGGGTATCTGAGGACGGGTTGGTGTTCTCCAACTTCGAGCGGCTCTTCACACCTATTGGAGAGTGCGGCGGGCCGTACATCATGGGGTTGGACATCGGCAAAATGCACGACTTCACCGTTGCCTACGTCGTGGACGTGAAGACGGGGCAGTTTGTAGACCGTCTCCGGGTCAACAAGATCGACTACATCCAGCAGGTTCCCAAGATCATCAACCTCTACCAGAAGTGGAACTGTCGTTTCGCCCATATGGACACCAACGGCGTCGGACAAGCCCCAGCAGAGATGCTCACTGAGGCTGGGTGTTCGGTGATCCCCTTCAAGTGGTCGAACGACTCCAAGCAGGCTCTCGTGAACATCATGGTTCGGGAGGTGGAGAAGGGCAACTTCCACTTCATGCCCGACGACGACGTTCTCAAACGAGAGATGGGCATGTTCGAGGCCAGTATCACCGCTTCTGGGGTCATCAAATACGAAGCGCCTAGAGGGTACTTCGACGACTGCGTGATTGCCGCTGCATTAGCCATCGCAAAATGCGCTGAAAACAGGGGCATGGCAGAACACGCTATTCGTGGGCACTATGTCTCGTTCACAAAGCGTGGTAGAATAGAACGAGCAGTTGAGCGCATCAAGCGCACACGCCGTCAGGCGCTAGAGGAACGTATCTTCGAGAGACTTGAGGGCGTTGCGTGAACGAGAACGACGAACTCTACCAACTGTTCGAGCAGTCGAAGCAGAAGCACGCTCAATCGGTTGCTGAGTTCCACAACGATGACGGGTACATCGAGGGCAAGTACGCCGACAAGATCATCCCGTCAGACTGGGAAGACGATGCCCTCAAAGCCACCGTCCCCCCAACTGTCTACGACGCTGTAGAGAACATCGCAGACCACGTTCTAACTACCCCCAAAATCTTCGTCCCCGTCCGCCGTGTCGAGGGCGACACCGAGAACCAGAACGAGATTGCGGAGAAGCGCCGCCAGTTCCACGAGATGTGGTGGCACCACGTCCGCCTACAGGGCGACCCGCTCAAGCAGGCCGTGAAGTCTCTCGCTAAGGGCAAGGCCGTCATCAAGGTCGATATCGACTGGGCCTTGATGGAGAAGGTTCTCGCCCGCGCGCCGAAGGATTCTGACGGGTATCGCAAGATGCTCGCCAAAGCAACCGCTGGCAGGTTCCCGTGGGTTATCACGTTCATCCCACGCGACACGGTATACGAAGACCCCACCCGGCCCCACGATCCTCGGTATCTGTTCGAGGCGTACCAGATCACCCGTAAAGAGGCCCACCGCCTCTACGGTACGAAACTCGGTACTGAGTTCAACATGTCGGATGCGTTCGGCAAGGTTGAGTTCGTCGAATACTGGGAGAAGCCCGAGGGCGAGTCTAAGGGCAAACTCGTCCGGTGGATTGATCGAGTCCGCGTCCACGACGAGGACAATCCGTTTTGCTGGGAAACCGACCTCCACACTGATGACATGCCCGACTACGACGGGTGCATCCGCTACGCCATTGACAATCCGGGCTGGGGTGAAGAGAACTCCGAGTCCGACCCCGAAGCACGGTACGTCTCAGTCGTTCGCCCCATCCGTTCGATTGCCGAGGCCGAGGCCCGCATCCTCACGGAGATGGAATCGTGGTTCCGGGCCGGGTATGTCTGGCCGATCCTCCTCTCCAAGAACATGCCGGAACTCACCTCCGGTGACAAGGAGATTACGCTCGGCCCAGGTGCCCACATCGACCTCTCTGAGAACCAGGAACTCGGCACCCTCCAGACCCCCTCATTGCCCCCAGCGGTCTTCGAGGGGCTGTCCCGTGTCAACGCCTACGCCGACCGTTCAACGCGGTTCTCGGTGCTCTCAGGTGCCCCACAGCGGGGCGTAGACACCGCCACAGAAGCCGACCAGAACCTTCGCTCCGCATCCTCCCGTCTGTCTGGCATCATCGGTGCCCTCCAGCGGATGTGCATGAAGATCAACCAGTGGACGTTGCAGGACGTGGTGTACATCTTCGAGGCCCCTGTCACGATGAATGGGGCCATCGCGTCCGGCCCGTCAGAAGTAACTCTTACTCCAACTGAGATCGGCCACTTCTTCTACACGAGCGTCGAGTTTGAGACGACCGACGAGGCCGCGCTCAACGCACGCAACCTGCGTACATGGCTCGACGCCGCCCAGCGCGCCCCGATCTCCTTCCGTACCGCCCTCCGCATGGCCGGTATCCAGAACCCGACCGGGGAGATGGACGAGCGGATGGTCGAGGAACTGGAGCGCAGCCCGCAGGCACAGCAGACACTCATGCTGATGATGCTGGCTGGGTTGGGTGAGACGGGCCAGACCGTCAAGCAGGCGTTCGAGGCGTCCCTGATGGGTGAGTCTGGCATGAACCAGATCGCCCCGACTACAGGGGAACAACCACCTCAGTTAGAAGGCCCGTCGATGGCTCAAGCAGAGGCCGTCCAGAACCAACCCGAGCGCTCATTTTTCTAGGGACATTACATGGCCGGTGAGCGTTCGAACAGACTAGTGAGTATCGCCGCAAGAGCGGCGCAACGTACAGCCAACCGTGTGAAGTTGGTAAACGAACTGTATGCCCCAGAGTCACCAATGGCGCAACTGCGCTCACTCTCGTTCGAGGAGTTCGCCAATGAACTCTACGAGACTGGGCACCGATTCGACCCCGACTGCACTCGCCCCTTCTGCGTGAAGGTCAAGGCGATGCTGATGACGGGTCTAACCCAGTTGATGCAACCTCAGGGACAGTAGTATGCCCACGCCAGCCCAAATCCAGACTGAGGTAAACCGACTCGGGGGAGACGTAGACCGCCTACGGGCGTACCTACAGGCGCTCCCTAAGGCCGACTACGACGCATGGGCCAGAAGTCCAGAGCGTACTAACGCAGTCGGCGGCGGGTTCGCTGAGACTGTAGGCGGGCCGGTACTCGCACTCGGGGCTGGGCCTATCGGTGCTGGTGTGATGACCGCTGCCGGTGTCGCGCCCACTATTGGCGGTGCCTTGACGACCGGCGCTGGCACCCTAGCAGGATTCGGCACGGCTCTGTCCGGTGCTGGTGGTTCACTTGGCGGCTCTGGCACTGGAACGACGACGGGCACCCCCAAGAGCGAAGCGGTAGCGGCACTAGAAAACGCCTTCCGAATGTCGTTCACCCCAGCCATTCGGAGCCTGATTGACTCGTCTGCTGGTAGCGGCGCGTCACTGGCTGATATCGCTGCTGCTGTTGAAAAGCGTCTTGGTATTACGCTCCCCGATCCGCTCTCTGAACTCGCTGGTACTCCCTCTGGCGCATCCTCGGCAGAGGTGTCGACCCTCATTGACGAGTTGCTCGCCAATGGCTACCGCCCAACGCCGAACGACCCGAACGTTTACTTCAACCCGCTCACAGGCGATACCGTCAATCTAGCGAGCATCGGTGGCTCTGGCGGCGGGAGCGGGGGTGGCGCTGCCGCCCGCACACCGACCTACGGCTTCACCACTATCGGTGGCCGTGTCTACCGCTCCAACGACCTCGCAGGGACGCTTGAAGACACCGGCATCTCAGCGCCGGGGTTCTCGAACGTCAGTACCGACGCTAAGGGCAACCTTGTTGGCATCGACGCGCAGGGCAAGTACCAGGTAATCCAGCCCGGCTTCGACTACGCGGCGATTGACCCCGCCCGAACCTTCGACGAAGGCGTCCGCCAGTTCGATACCACTGAGGCGGGGCTGAACGAACGCAACGCATCCAACGAGCGTGGCGCTATGGAGCGCGCTGCCCTAGCGGAGCAGGGAGCGCGTGACCGCGCGGCCCTCAACGCGCAGACGCAGGGCTTCCAGTCCATCAACTCGCTCGCTCCGCAGTTGGGTACGCTGGCGCTGAACAACGCCAACTTCACCCGTGACGTACTCAAAGAGGGCGGGGACTACCTAGCCCGCGCCTACTTCCAGCGCGGCGGGCAGTCCCCGCTACCAACCATCTCGCAGGCTGACATCATCAACCAACTACGCGAGAACATTAGTGGGTTTCAGGGCGCGCTCAGTACCTATCAGGGTATGGGCGGGTTCGCCCCTACTACCGTAGTGCCGACTACGCCGACTCAGGAGGCAATCCCCACTCCCGCCCCCGCACCGGCACCAGCACCGACACAGCCGACAGCGCAGGAGAGCCTCGCTGCCCGTACTACCCCCGGTTTTGCCCAGCGGGTAGAGGAGATGCGTACCCGTGTCGCTAGTGGCGGAGTCCCTGGATTTGCCGATGGCGGGCACACCACAGAGCCAGTCTTGAAGGTTGGCGAGAAGGGTGATGAGATCGTCATCAACCCGACCAACGCCCCCATCGCCATCATCCCCCACGAGGATGTATCCGACCGGATGCGTAATGGTTCGCCAGGCTTCGAGGAAGGTACGGGGCTGTACGACTTCTCCCGATTCACAGCGCCGACGCTCCCGAACGTACCGCAGGCGAATCAGTCTGACCTTGTATCGCTGGCGCGCGACACCGCCCCACCCGCAGTCACTTCACTGGCTATGGGCAACCGTCCAGATGCGTCACGGTTTGGGTTCGCGCTCCCGTCTCCCGAGATGCTGGGCGACCTGACCAACTTCGAGAAGGACGCCTACAAGACGTACCTGAACGTCGTTGAGCAGACGAGCCTGGAGGACGTAGAGAAGCAGGTGAACAGGCAGTTCGGTCGCCCGCAAGGTCGGATGGGATTCCGAACGGACATCAAGTAGATGACGAGCCAGTACATCTCGCGGGACGAACTAGAAGCCGCCCGTAAGCGTATCGGGCTGAGTCCAGAGCGTGCTACTACGGCTGGGTTTCGTGGTGCTACCCCCGAAGCCCCACCTACTGTAGAGCAGCGTGGCAGTAGCCTCCCCGGTTTCGTCTCCACACCGCTCCGCATTATCGAGGAAATCGACCGCCCCATCTCGGAGCGGTTGGGGTTCGCCATCCCGTCTATGCCCGGCCCGCTGGATGAGATTGGCAACTTCGCCATCCGTGAGGCGACCCGGCCAACCAACCTACTCATCGGGTTCGGTGGCGCTGCGGTTGCCGGTAGGCTCGCCGCGAGCGGTTCCCGTGCAGCACGGGCAGCGGCCACGCTCGTCTCCCCCGTCGTCTCGTCACCCAACCCGCTAGTCAGGCTGGCTGGTGAGGTTGGTGTAGTGGCTGGAGCGAAGGGCGGTTCGGAACTCACCGACAACCTACTCCCCGACGACGCCGGGCCAATCCCCACAACCATCTCGAACATCGTAGGTGGCCTTGCTGGGGCCATGACGGTATCCGGTATCGCCCGTGCAATCGTCCGCCCGCTCGCCCAACTCCCCATCACGACGGTCGCTGGGGTTCAGACGATGGCCCCGCCGCCATTGGCAGCGCAGTATTTCGGTGCCCAGCCGGTGCGCTTCGGCACGACCGACATGGAGGAGTTGCAGAGTGCCATCCGCAAGAACCTACCTGGTGGGGTTGCGCCGCTCAACGAGATTGCCACCCCCATCATTCGGGAGAAGCAGCGGATTCTCCGCGCTGCCGAGAGCGTGGCGAACGAGACTTCCGAACGCGCCTCAGTCACCATCCGCTCAGCCTTCAACGTAGCCGACGACGGTGTATCACTCCCCAAGTTGGCGCGGAACGGTACGATCCCTACGGTAGCAGACGTAGCCGCCCAATACCCAGTCTATGAATCGCTCATCTCCCCTCAGCAGCGGGCCGCGATGGAGCAGTTGCGCCAAGACCTCGCCCCCTACCGAGAGATGTTCATCGAGGCTGGCGGAGAGGTCGGCACTCGCCTAGACGTAATGGACGGCGGGTTCTACATCCCCCGAGGCAACGCACTCGAAGAGGGGCTAGAGGCTCCGAAGTCGTACTCCCGTGGTGGGCGCGGTGGCAAGGCATCCTCCGAGAAGGAGGCGGTGTTCAACTCGCAGGCCGAGGGTATTGCCGAGGGCTGGGAATACACCCCATTCGACCAGACCATCAACGGCTACATCCGTGATGTAGGACGACGTACCGGCGACCTCATCGCCACCAACTACTTCAAGAACATGGTCGATGTGGATGGTCGCCCGCTGGCACAGACCGCTGCTGACCGTATCTCCCCTGCCTTCCGCAAGCGCGTGTCTACACTCAAGGCCAAGACCCGTGCTTCCCGCGACACGCTGATGAAGCAGCAGGCGCGCACGAAGGTTACTGAGACTGCTGCTGAACGGGCCGCTAGGGTGGCTAGTGGTGGGGTCGCTCGTTCCGAAGGGGCGCTGGCGCGAGTCCCCGACTTCGACCCAGCCGACCTCATCGAAGCCCGCGCCGTCCGTAACCAGATGATCGAAGAGGCGCGATACGTCAACCGCGACCTCGGGCGGTCGGTTGCTGAACTGCGCTACGGCAAGCGTGAACTGTCCGCAGCCGAACGCGCCATCCTCAAGAACATCGAAGCATCTGAAAACACGATGCAGTCGATCCAGAATCTCGACAACAACATGCAGCAGATTCAAGATCGCCTACAGTCCATGACGTTCGAGGCTGGCCCCGCCCCGCGTACTGCTAAGGGCAGGCCGCGCGGTGTCAAGATCGAGGAAGAGGCGCGCACCCCGAAGGGGGAAGCCGACCGCCTGAGATTGCAGAAGCAGGGCGCTGACGAACTAGACCGCGCCGCAGCCCAGCAAGAGAAACTCATGGCCCGCCTTGAGCGGCAGAAGGAGCGCCTCACAGATGAGGCCGAGAAGATTTCAGGCCGAGTGGACGAACTCTATGCTAAGGGTGAAATCTACCGAGAACTTGACACGAAATCCCGTGGCGACATCATCGCTGCCCGCCAGCAGGAACGCCTCCTCTACCGAGAAGAGGCGCGCTTTAAGGCTGCCGAGCGCGAACTACGGATGCTCGAACTAGAGCGCAACCGGCTACTCAAGGCGGCGGACAAGGCAACCAACGTAGCGCAGGCGAACCGTCTCCGCGCCGAGGCAACCAGCATCAAGTACGACGACCTCCGTGATGAGTGGCGGAGCATCTCAAGCGACTGGAAATCTCAGGTCGCTAAGTCCCGTCAGATTCCACAGGGCCGAGCACGGTTGAACATGCCGGGCCTAGAGCAGTACGACTTCCCGCAGGAAGTAGCCGACTATGTGAACGACTGGACGCGACGGCAGGGCAAGACGCTAGGCGACCGCAAGTTGGCACTCGACGTGTTCGAGTCGTTCAACAACATCTACCGTGCTATGAAGGCCACGCTGGACTTCTCAGGTCTTGGTATTCAGGCGCTCCTCGGCGGGTACTCGCAGCAGAAAGCCTTTGGCCGTGCCGCGAAGTTGATGATGGCGTCCGTCTTCAACGAGAAGGCGCTAGGCGGGTTCTTTGACGACTTCAACCTTGACGCCGTGAAGGGCGGGCGAGCCTCCACCAGCGTCCTCGCCGCCAACGGACTCCACTACAGCGGTGGCACGGTCGAGTTCTTCCAGGGCGGGACAAAGTTGATGGACGCCTTCCTAAGCGCCCCCGGCATCAAGCAGTCCAACCGGGCTTTCTCCTCAGTTGGTGATGGGATGCGGACGCTCTGGGCGGACGCAGAGGTGGCTAGGGAGATTGGCCGAGGCCGCACGCTCGACGACCTCGTGAAGTCTGGCGACCTCCGCAAGATCACCGAGGCCGTGAACAGAATGACCGGCTACACCGACAAGCGATTCGGTGGGTCGTTCGGTGACTTCATCCTGTTCGCCCCCCGCTACCTACAGTCAAGGCTAGAGACGGTTGCCCTCGGCGCTAAGGGGTTCATCCCAGGCGCTGCGATTGACGAGCGCATGGCCCGTAACTCCCTGCTCAAGATGATTGGTCTGGGGGTTGCCACTACCGCAGCGGTCAACGAGTTTTTCGGTGGCCCCGACGACTGGGCCGACCCCGTTCGCAACGACGGCTCGCTCAACCCCAACTTCATGAAAATGCGGGTAGGCGGTAGGGACTGGTCGCTATTCGGCCCGTGGGACTCCCTCCTCCGAGTGGTGATGGCGACGGCGGAGGGCAAACCAGAAGACGCTATTCAGTCGATGGGTTCCGGTACGCTCTCGCTCGCTACGCAGGTTCTCACGGGTGAGTCATTCATGGGCGACCGCACCCGCGACACCCCAGCACAGGTACTCAAGACGATTGGTAACGCCTTCGTCCCGCTCTCCTCCTCCGACATCCTAGAGAACGCCAAGACGGTTGCCGGTGGCGACCCCGTAGGTGGTGTGGTGGCGCAGATTGCCCAGACGTTCGGCGTCAAGCAGGCCATCATGACCCCCTCTGAGAAGCGCGACGAGGCAGCCCAAGAGGAATACAACAAGGCATGGTTCGAGTTGACCGGCCAAGAGAAGGCCGCTATCGAGGATAAGTACCCCTCCGTCATGGAGAAGGTGAACGAGAACCTTGAGAAGCGCGCTGAACGCGGTGAGCCGTCAGCCAGATACCAGATGGAGAGTAAGGCCGTCAACGAGCAGCGCCTCACGGAAGAGGCTGCGCTCTTTGAGGGGTTGCGGATTGGCGACCTCACAGAGCAGGAGTTCGCTGACGCGCTTGACAAGTTGCAGGCCGACGCCGCGCTCAAGAAGCAGACCATCTCAGAGTTCCTGGAACTGGACTTCGACCAGACTATCCCAGAGAACCGCGCTCTCACAGACTACTACTCTACCTTCCGTAATGCCGAGACGTATCCAGGCGTAGTAGACTGGGAACTTCAAGCCGCACTAGAAGCGCAACTTATCCGTGACATTCAGGCGGGTATGTACGGTGACGCTGCCCGCGCTCAAGAGATGATTGACGAGCGCCGCAGCCCAGAACACCACCCATCGGTGAACTGGTATTACGAGAACAAGAAGGTCATCAGCGAGTCTGGTTACTACGATAGCGTAGATGAAGCCTTTGAGACAGTAGCAGAGCAGGCTAAGCGTCTCACAGACGGCGAGGTAGAGTCCTACGCTGACCTCGTGCGGTACATGAACCGCGCTGAGCAGGCTGGGGATGTCCGCGCCCTCTCGATTGGGACGACTATCAAGAGCCGCGTAGACAAGCAGGCTACCCAACTCAAGAAGCGCCTGCGACTACAAAACCCAGACCTCGACGCAGCCCTCGTCCAGAACAAGGGATTAGTCCCCATCCGTAGTCAACGCCGTTAGCGATTTGCTTACATAGCGTAAGTAAGTTACAATGGACGTACAACTAGGTTTCAATGTGGAGGTAGTCAGTGGTCACTCAGACCTACACTGAGACTCAGGACGACCTCGAAACTGATGAACTCTCCGAGGATGAATCCTCCGAGGGTTTTGAGGCTGTCGAGGCATCTGACTCTCAGGAAGCGACCGACGACCCGGTAGCGGCTATGTCCGCCCGGCTCGCGGAGTTGGAGCAGACGGTCACGAGCCTGCGCGGGGAACTCAACCCTACGCAGATCAAGCGGGAACTCGGGCAGATTCGCTCGCTACAAGCAGATGTGGCGAAGATCGGCCAGCGGAACCCGTTTGCAGAAGTTGACCCGCGACTCTCCTCCCATGAAGAAGTGCTCGTCAAACTCGCCAACGCGGTAGCCAAGTCGGTTGCCACGGACGACGATGACCGCCGAGACATTCAGGGCATCTTGTCCCGACTCGATTCCGCTCGTACTGAGCGTGACCGCGCCCGGATCAAGACTGAACTCATCGACGAGATCAAAGCCCAGACGAGCACGCAGCCCGAACCAGAGGAAGCACAGCCAAACCCAGAAGCGGAACGCGCTACGGCGCAGGTGCTCGGATACGCCGAAGCAAAGGGCGTAGACCCGACCACCATCCCCGCTGCTACTTGGGGTCTTCTACCTGGTGAGACTCTCCAGACGGCAATCGCCCGCGTCAAAAAGACGGTGGACGAACTTGCTACTGGCGGGCTAGCAAAGCGGGCCGAGTCCCGAACCCAAGCGGCAGGTAAAGCCCCCGCACGTTCCGGCTCATCGCAAAGCGACATGGATCGCTACATCGCCTACGGCTCGGGCGAGATCGACATCCCTGACAAGGAACTGCGCGCTCTCGAATCCCGCCTCAAGGCGAGGGGCGAAATCTAAGGAACAATCACTATGACCGTTGGTATCAACGAGACTGGTGGCTTCGGTAGCGCAATCAACATCATGGTCGCCTCCGCCCGCTCCAAGCGGGAGCAGGAGGGCGTGATCACGCAGTTGGTTGACAAGGCTACCC